CCCTTGATTGCTTTGACATCGCCAATGACCTGCTCGGCTGTCTTCTTAGCCCCTTCCAACTCCATACGCCCTTCATGCAGGAGAGCACACCCCTGCTTGATAAAGCCAACGGCGGTTTGGGCCGCCATGAGAAGAGTGAAAGGGTCCACATTAGTGTGCTCCTACCTTGATAGCATTACTTTCCCAGCTTTCTGCTGGGACGTGGGCACCAAACATCCAAAGCACGCGAGAAGTATCGCCCCCTACTTCAGTTACATAGTGTTCAAATTCAGATGCTAAATAACAATGCAGTTCACCAACTTCATGGTCAACCAACTTTCCGCCTATATACAAAACCCCGCCAGCATCAGCAGCGCGGGTCATTATGTTACATCTAAGTGTCGCTAAACCTTCTTTTGACGGAGAGTCTAAGTGCTTATACACATCGCCACCACCAAACGTGCAGGATACAACTACGCCATCCCTACCGTGCCCTTCAATCAAACCATAGGAATCAATTCCACAAAACGCACGGATACGATTAGAAATATCTAAAACAATTTGGGGGTATTCAAATCTATGCCCAGACAAACGCGTAGTAAATCTTTTATTGTGTAGATAAACAAGTTTTCCATTTTCATACGCGATAGGCGCGTTCCCGTTGCGCGATGCGCCTATACCGACATTAAGCCATTCTTTTTCAACACCCTCATCTACCCATGCGTTTAAAGCAGAGCATTCTTCTCGCGTCAAAAAGTTTTTATGGCGTTCAATTCTCATTTAGTAGTTAGGGGTGCGGCAATGTCAAACACATTGTCTTTGTTTACACCTTCTGGAATCATGGACGGATCGAGCAAGTCACCCTCATGGTCACGAAGCGGGTGAATGCAATATGCAACTGTGTTGTCTTCTAAAGCTACAAGTTCATGTTCTTTGCCCGCTTTGATGTAAATCATTTGTGGGGCTTTGAACTCCGTAGCTATATTCTCCACAGTCACCTTTAAAGCACCGGCGGCTAAAAGTGTTAAATGGTCAAACGTATGTGAATGACCAAATTCCACATCGCCCGCTTTTTTAAAGTGCATTTGTTTAGACCAAAGATTGGCTACTACACCAATAGAAGCATCTGGTAATGTAGGTGTTGTCATAGTGTTACTGTTGGTAAAGTTCCAAAATTGCTGGTAATACTAGCCATCATTAACGCTTGTTTTTTAATTTGTTTTTGAACATCTGCTGGGCTTGGCACAACAACTCCGTCACTGTTTTTCCAAATTTCTGAACCATCGTCTTGCACTTCTACATAAGCACAGGGGTGCCCATGACAATGCAATTTATAAAATTCATACCCAACAGAAACTAATTCCAGACAAGCGTCTTCGTAAGTATCTTTATATGTATATGTCCCATCTGCTGGGTTAAATATTGCATATTTAGTCTGCATGTACTTCCTTTAAGAAACCGATCCCCAAGTTGACCCGCTACCAGTTTGTGTTACTGAATAGCCGTTTAATGCAATAGCTTTACCACCGCTACCCCCGCCACCGCCGTTAGTACTACCGCCCGATGCACCCCAGCCGCCGCCGCCACCGCCACCCGAATATGGACCGCCGGTGCTACCACCCGCATTATTTGAACTACCACCTGCACCGCCGGGACCTTGTTGCCCCTGTGCTACACCACCGCCACCACCTGCACCGCCGCCTTTACCATTACAAACAGGTTGAGTACCACCATTACCACCGCCACCACCTGCACCACCTGATCCCGGAAAAATTCGCCCACCGCCGCCACCGCCACCCCAATAGTACGTAGTACCTTTAATTACTGTACCAACAAGAGTTCCGTTGGAGCCAGCACTACCCGCACCGCCGCCAGCGCCGCCACCGGCAGAACCACTAGTGCTAGCACCCGCACCGCCGCCAGCGCCACCGCCACCGCCCATACTACCGTTGGTGTTTACTTGACCACCGCCGCCACCGCCTCCGATATAGCTATTATTAGTAATAGTGCAATTTACGCCCAAACTTATTGCGTCGCCGCCACTACCGCCATTAGCATCGCCACCCTTACCTGCTATGTAACCACTATTTACTAGCGTTACACCTCCGGGCCACGAACCGTTAATAGTTAGTCCGGGAGTTCCCGTGCTTGTAGCGTAGATATAAACACCACTTCCAACAGTAATTGTTGCAGCGGAAGTACCGTTCCAACCAGCGCCTAGAGCCCAAGTACGCAAATTAAGGTCAGTTTGGTTAGACGAAATAGTGGCAGAAAACGAATTTGATTTATTTTGCAAGTTGGACATGGAAATGATTGTGCCACTACCACCAACGCCCGCAAGAGTGCGCACTGCCGCGTCGTTCATGGTGATTAACGCAGTAGCCGAATATCCTAATTCTGTGTTTACGTTTGATAACGATATCGTTCCGGAAGGTGTAGTCATGTAAACCTCTTATGGAGTGCCGTAAGCAGTGATGTTAGCGAGGGTAATCAAATTGCCCGAAGAGTCCAACGAAGCCACGTTAGTGCCGTTGTAACTAAAATACAATTTTGAACCGGTAGGAGTTACGCTCCAACCACCTGTGTTTGTAATATTAGTAGCGTTTGTAGCGTTTGTAGCGTTTGTAGCGTTTGTAACAGTGTTTGCGCCGATAACTGTAGCAATTTGGGCCCCAGTAGCCGCAGTAAATGCACTTGTTCCGTTGGCATAAGCCACACCCGTAAGCGTTGATACACCTGTACCCCCACTATCTACAGTCAATGCTGAAGCAAGGGTCAAGCTACCTAAACGGTTAATTGCGCCAATGACATCGGTGCCGTTACACACCATTAAATATTTACCACCGACAGGGACTGACAACCCAATCTGCCCACTTACTTTGACCGTAGTGGCGGTTGAAGTATTGTTATAGATGAAATATAACTTTTTGTTGGCTGGAACAATCAAACTTGCTCCGCCTGTACCAGTTAACTCAATAAACATGTTACGAGCCGTAGCAGACGCCCCATTTGACATGGTTAACGTCACATCAGTACCCGGCATGTTTTGAGTCACATAACCAGAAATTGCCTGCTCTAAAAGCGTACCGATGTTGAGGTTGTTAGTTGCGCCCCAATTACCGGCTTGGTCGCCTGTACCTATGAGTTCTAAAGCTAGGTTAGTTGAGTATGTACTTGACATGTTTTACCTCATTGTGAGTTATTTATGGGCGTCCAGACAACTGTCTGTGCATCAATAATCTTAAACCAGCCTGATACCGTTTGATTATCCGCCATAGTGACGTTTTCCGCTATGGTCTGGAGGAACGCAGACTGCTGTGTACTTAAATCAGCGAGGTTTACATTTTCCGTTATCGTTTGTAGAAATGTAGATTGCTGTGTGCTGGAGTCGGCGGAGGTCAACGCCTCTGTTATGCTATACAAAATTACTAGGCCAGCCAAATAAGAGTCGGCGGATGTTAAATTTTCCGTGATAGAAGGTTTGAACTGCGCCGCAATCGTTTGTGCATTGTCACTTGTCAGGGCTTCGGTAAGTGCTGATTGGAACTGTGCTGTGATAGCCAATACGTCCACTGGATTAAAGTTTTCTGCAACAGAGGATGCAAACTGAGCGGCTATAGTTTGAGTATTGGCAAAACCTATGTCTTCTGTAATGCTTGTCAATGCCGCAAAATACACCACTAAAACATCTGCCACCGTTGTGGCTTCGGACAAAGATACAGCAAACTGAGCGGCTATTGTTGGGGTATCAGCAGGTGTGAAGTTTTCTGCTATGGTCTGGAGGAACGCTGACTGTTGAGTACTGGAGTCACCAAAAGTAAAGTTTTCAACTACGCCAGTAGAGTAACTAATACCCGCATCATTAGGGGTATCCGCCATCGTAATGTTTTCAGTTCTTGTCTGAAGAAACGTGCTTAACTGCGTGCTGGAGTCTCCTAACCCTATATTTTCCGCAAGGGTAAGCGCAATAATGTTCGCTGCTTGAGAAGCAAACGGCGTTACACCAAGGGCTGGTATTCCAAACACGGTTACCCTTTCAGCTTGGCTTCAAGCTCGATGATGCGGTCTTCTAAAGCCTTAACAGATTCAAGTAACAACGGCACCAAACGCTCGTAGCGAACAGTCAGATATTTATCGTCAATAGGAGCGGGAGCCACGGCTTCGGGCTGTACGGCTTGCACAGACTGAGCACTAACACCAACTTCAATCACACTAGCGTCATAACCTAACTCAACCGCAGTCTCGTTGGCGTGGTAAATCATGGTCTCTATCTGACGAACTTTACCTAGCGGGTCAACAATACTGCCAACCTTAGTTTTTAGGCGGGCATCAGAGTAATACGCAGTGATGTTGTTGGTTGCACGAATCTCACCGGCAGTAGCCGAACCAGCCGTACCCACACCAAGTGAGTTGAACTGCACGTTGGATGATGTAGCAACAGCCTGACCGATAGAAAACGTAACCGCCCCAGTTGCACCAGACACGGTAACACCTGTACCCGCAACAGCCGAAGTAACACCAGAGTTGGTAACAGTTACTGCGCCAGTAGCGCCTGATACGGAAATACCCGTACCTGCCACGTTGGAAGTAACACCAGAGTTGGTAATAGTTACTGCGCCAGTAGCGCCTGATACGGAAATACCCGTACCTGCCACGTTGGAAGTAACACCTGTATTGGTGAGAGTAATTGCGCCAGCACCGTTAGTTACAGAAATAGCTGTACCAGCAGTTAAGGTGGTTTTGGCTAACGTATTACCAGTAGTGTTACCAATAAGAATCTGACCATCAGTGTATGTAGTTTGTCCTGTACCACCTTGAGCCACAGTCACTGCGGCATTTGAAGTTAGTATGGTTGCCGTAACATCTGGCAATGTAAATGTTCTTTCTGTCGTAGTCGGTCCAGAAAATTTAGTAAACCCGTTGCCTGTACCGCCATAGGTAGACGCAATGATCTGAGTTAAGGCGGCAGAACCATCAAAGTTATTACCGTAGATTGCGCGTGCGGTAGTCAATGTTGCTACAGTGCCATTTATATTTCCAGTGCCACCATTTGCAGTAGGCAAAGTACCTGTAACACCAGTAGTTAATGGTAAACCTGTACAGCTAGTTAAAGTTCCAGATGAAGGCGTCCCCAATACGGGGGTTACTAAAGTAGGGCTAGTGGCTAGAACGTTTGCCCCAGAACCTGTAGAAGTAGTTACGCCTGTGCCGCCGTTTGCAACGGGTAGAGTTCCTGTCACACCTGTAGTTAACGGTAAACCTGTACAGCTAGTTAAAGTGCCGGATGATGGCGTGCCAAGAACGGGAGTGACTAGGGTAGGGCTAGTTGCCAAAACATTTGCGCCAGAACCTGTAGACGTAGTTACACCTGTACCGCCAGCCAACACAGGTAAAGTACCCGCTGCTAGAGCAGAACCAGAAGTGGAATACAGCGCGTTGTTAGCCGCAGTGAAGGTTGTTAAGCCTGTGCCACCGTAGCCTGTAGGAATAGTTCCACCGTTCCAAGTACCACCTGTGATAACAGTAGAGCCAAGAACAAGGGCGTTTGTGCCCCAAGTCACACTCTCTGGAATATAAGCGTGAACATCCCATGTACCAGCAACAGTGCTGTTAGATAGCAAAGCAATAGCCGCTGCACCGCCAGATGTAATTGTTCCAACTGTAGCAAGGGCGTTGTCTTGGATAGTCAACGTGCCAGTAGCGTTGTTGTTAAATTCAAAAGTTGTTGTATTAGTTAGCGTTGTAGCGTCAGGCAACTTGAATGTCTGCCCACCCGTGCCGGTCAAGATTTGACTAAATGTAGAAGCTGCTGTTAACGTAGTTGTTGTACCTGCTGCCGTAACCGTAGTACTGCTTTGGTTAAGTCGGTTGATGGATACGTTTTGATTAGCGTCACGCAACATCACCGAACTTGCGCCAGAAGAAACAGTTACGCCCGTGCCACCATAAGCAACGGGGATAGTAGAGGCGTTCCAAGTACCAGAGGCAATTGTGCCCAAAGAACTTACGTTACCAGACGCATCAAGGTTTACAGACCTACCAGATGGATAGGTAACAAATACGTTGCAAGTACCACTAAAGGTAACCGCGCTTCCAGAGTTACTAGAAGCGTAGACAGTCGTGCGGGTGAGAGTCGGCCCCGTAGTTGAATACGTACCAAGACCCACTTCCCAATTACCAGAAGCATCGGTAGCGGCGTAAAACGTCGTGTTGGTATTACCAACAGCAGTGAATGACTGAAAACCACCAACAGCACCAGTAAGCGTGAAACTTACAGTGGTGTTAGCCGTACCCGTTTCTTGAACACGGTTTGCTAGGACGAGAGCCATTTAAGACTCCTTTATTAAGATGTCGCGGTAGTCGAGTAAGTAACGCTAACAGTGTCGCCGGAAGTAACAGTCTTAGCAGTGCTGAAGTTTCCTTCTGAGTACAAAGTACCCGCAGTGCTAGAAAGTGTACTGACAGCGCCTGTACCTGTTACCAAGAAACAGCCATACACAGTAGCAGAACCTGTCATTGTGTAGGTAATTGCTGTGGCTGTAGATGTTGTTACGTTTGATGGAGTTGTACCAGACGAGGTAGATGCAGCAAATACTGCTGTACCACGCACGCCAGAACCACCAACGGTGTAGGTAGTCAACTCAGTCCATGTCTTAGAAGTCATGGTGTCTGCGGCTGCAAACGTAGTGCTGTTGTTAATCAGACCTAAGAACGGACCGACAGTTGTATAAGTACCAGAAGTACGTAGCAACGTATCAAGCATCAACTGCTTACCAATCGCTACGACTAAGTTAGGGAACTCTTCGTTCCACTTGAGGTTACCTTGTGCATCGCGGCACTCTACATGGTAGTAGCCGTCAACACCCATGCCCTCTGGGATAGAAGCGTTTGCTTGTAGCGTTGCTACTGCGTGGTCGCCAAAGTTAGAAAGTTCGTTTTGCATATGTGCTCCTATTAAGAGATGCGGATGATTGCAGACGTGTTAGTGACTGCGGGGAATTGTACAGTGAATGTACTCGTAGAGGTCTTATCTGAACCAAAGTCAAGCACGCATACTGCGGGGTTTGTTGTGCCGTTAGCCAAGTAAATCAATGCTCCACGCGCTGTGGTAGCCGTTGACCATACGGCGTTAGTGAAAGACAAATATGTTGTTGCAGCACCGGTCGCATTACCGATTGTTGGAACTTGGCTGATAACCAAAGTCTGACCGCCAGCCGTATAACCAGAAGCAGATACTTCACCAATACTTGTGTAAGCCGTGGTAGTGGCGTCCAGCGTAGCCGCGTTGGTGTACAAGGCAATCTTAAATACTTGAGTTGTACCCGTATCAAAATTAAATACCCCGTCAAGCAAACCTGTCTTGAACGTGTTGGTTGCCCAGTTGCCTGTGAAAGCCATTAAGTTACCGCCTGTCTAAATTGACCAGAACGATACGCATCCTGACGCTCCATACCATCACCAAGGCGTTTAGCGAGTGCAAGTGCTTCCTTATACTTACCATCATATATAGCCATCATGTCTTGCTCACCTTTCATGTAGGTGTATGCCTCAACCAGTGAGCCATATAACAAGACAGTATCAAAGTTGTCGCCCAACCATGTGTGTCCATCAGAAGCGACAGAAATAGAAACTGGGTAGTAGTAATAGTGCAGTTCTACTGTGTAAGACGCATCTGGAGTTGGACCAACCATGAAAGATAACTCATTAGTTATTGTGCCGCTACCGTTAACAGTTGGCCCAAACAACGCATAGTATTTAGGGATACCTGTATTTGTTGTTGGGTTAGGGTACGCCTGACGTATGAAGTTCACATCTTTATTCAACAGGTACTCATACGCACCAGTAGCATCGACAACTGCTAAAGAGTAGGTAGCTAAGTAATCATCTGGGGCAGACAAATACTTATTGGTGGATGTCACATTACCCGTCACGTTTTTACGTAACGACGGGAACTGAACAGAGTTGTATATACGCTGTTCAGCCTGCTCGATAAAGCGATTTATCTGTGTCGTTGAAGACACAACAGTACTGTCCGCCAAGGTAGTGGCGGGAAACGTATTTTCTGTATACGTTTGAATCGCAGTAACGAGTTCCGTATAGGTCATGCCATTGGGCCTCGTGCCATTAAGCCTTTAGTAGCCGCGCCAGTACCACGTACTTTGATGCCGTCTGTCTTAACCTTTTCATCACCAGCAGAGATGCTGTACTGTCCAACGCTAACATCGGATGTATCTAGTCTGCTACGGTTTGGTTCTTTGCCAGGGTTCTCTTGAGCTTTAACACCCTTACCAGACA